TTTATACTACCATCAGATAATTCAATATTTACTTCACCATACTTATCTTCAAGTACCTTTTTATTATTTTCAATTTCTTGGTTAAGTTGTGCAAACATATGACTTAATGTATGTATTTGCACTTGTAATAGACCTATATCATTTAAAATTGCTTTTTTTCTTTGATCTTGTTCTTGAACTAATTTTAATTCTTCTTTTGTGATTTTTGACATTTTATATATTTTTTAAATTACAATCAAAGATAGTTAATTTTTATACAATACTTGCTACTGTTAATTCTACAAAAGTTAATTCCCTATTATCGGGTACTGAAGTTATATCTAATGTAATTACATCGTTTTTAGAATAACCACTACCTGCATTTGTTATGCTTGGTACAGATGTGCATTCAAAATTTGTACTTCCCGATATTTGACTAAATGTTGCATTACAAGTAAAACCACTACCACCCGTTGGAGATACGCTTCTTTGAGTACAACCACCCGTTCCTGCTTGTGGCAATCTTATTACACCTGCATTACTTATAACAACCGAGCCAACACCGCCTGTATTTGGGTAAACTTGTGTTGAGCCTAAATACGCTTTTGTAACTGTTGTACTTCCTAATTTTAAAGTACTAAAATTTGACCCTAATTTAATACTCATTATATTATAATATAAAGTGTTGTTGCGTTTGGACTACCTGCATTATATTCTGCTTGTGTTAAACTAACTATATTTTCGACTTGATCACTTCCACTTATTTCGCCACCAGTTTTACTATTAATAGTATTTACCTCTGCACCCGTTTCAATACCATTTAACTTGTTGCTTGATGTAGTATCAAAAGATATTTTATTATTGTTATTAGAAATATCTGTGGCTTGTTGCGCACTAATAGTTGTAGTGTCTCCTGCTAATGCAGTTGTTGATGTTGTACCTAATTGCAATAACGCAGTATTACCCTCTAATGCAGTACCTGCTGATGTGCCAAGTACCATTGAAACCTTTGCATTGTTTGCTGTAATATCATTTGCTTGTTGAGTAGTAATACCTACCTTATTATTATTTGCACTTATATCCGATGCTTGTTGTGTGGTAATTCCGACTTTAGCCGTATTTGCAGCAACACTTGAGTTTGCTGATACTCTTGCTTCGGTATAATAAAGGTTAGTACTTCCCTCTCCAATGTCATCTGTATCTAAAACTACAACGCCAGTAGCACCATTAACACTATCTACAGGTGCAGCACTTGGTATGCTTGGTTTGTTAAGAATAAAAGCATCGCTATTTGTATCTGTTTCATTCCAATTAGATTGCACATTAACCTCAGCACCTGCAGCTATTCCTGCTAACTTTGATGCGTCTGCACTTGGATAAGAATTTTTAGCATTATTAGCGGTTATATTAGATGCTTGTGTTGGTGTAATAGTAGTTGTATTTCCTGCCATCGCTTCATCTGAAGCAGTACCAATAACCATTGAAACTTTTGCATTATTATTGGTTATATCAGTAGCCTGTTGTGTAGTGATACCGACTTTAGCAGTATTAGCTATAACATCAGTATTAGCAGATACCAATGCTTGTGTAAACCCTACCTTTGCAGTATTTAGTGTAACTGCTGAATTTGCTGCAACTCTTGCATCAGTAAAGTAAAGATTAGAACTTCCTTCACTTATATCGTCTGTATCTAAACTTACTGCACCCGTTTGACCATTTACGCTTGTAACACTATCTGCATCAGTAACCACAACCCAAGCACCATTTTTTCTTGCATATTCGTTACCATTACTTGGTGCATCTACAAATGAAACTTTAGCAGTATTTGCAGTTATTTCGTTTGCTTGTGCAGTTGTTATTGTTGTAGTATCGCCCTCTAATGCTGTACCTGCAGTAGTTCCTAAAACCATAGAAACTTTGCTATTATTAGTTGTAATATTTGCAGCCTGTGTAGGTGTGATTGTAGTTGTATCTCCTGCAAGAGCAGTAGTAGATGTTGTGCCAAGTTGTAATAAACTTGTATTACCTGCTAGAGCAGTTGTTGCAGTTGTACCCAATACCATATATTTATTGGTCGTACCCTCTGCAATATCATCTGTATCCAACACTACTACTCCTGTTGCACCGTTAACGCTATCTACTGGTGCACCTGCTGACGGTGGTACATTTAAAACACCATTAGAAATTGCTAAAGCACCTGCATTTCCTGTAACGCTCTGTACTATTCCTAAATTGCTTGTAAAATTATTTGGGTTTGTATTATTATAAGGAGTAAAACCTAAAGCGGTAATTACATCTGAATTTGTTACTGTATATGATGAAATAAAATTATCTGGGTTTTGATCACTATATGGCGTAAAACCCAAAGCACTTGTTACATCACTCGATGTAATACCTGTTAAATAATTTGGGTTTGTACTTGGTACCCAACTCGGTGTTGTATCATAATTGTCAGGATTAGTTGAGTTATAAGGTGTAAATCCTAACCCATCAGTAACATTTGCACTTGTTAAACTTAATGTGCCACCTAATGTTAATATAGGATTACTTGCAGTACCACCCGTTGTTAATGTTAAACCACTTACTGATCCAGTTCCCGTTACACTTGATACACCACCACCACCACTACTAACAGTAGTAAAGGTAAAACTTCCACTACCATCGGTTGTTAATACTTGACCACTAACCCCATCACTTCCTACATCATCTAGATCAAGCAATCCTAAAGAAACAACTCCTGTTGCACCATTTACACTATCCACATCGTTAACCTCTGCACCTGCTTGTATTCCTGCAAGTTTAGTTGCATCAGCAGTAGGATAAGAATTTTTTGCTGTATTATTTGTTATTGCAGTTGCTTGACTTGATGTTATACCAACCTTTGCAGTATTTGCAACTACATCAGAATTTGCAGAAACCAAAGCATCCGTATATCCTACCTTTGCATTATTCGCTGTAATATCTGATGCCTGTTGTGTTGTTATTCCAACTTTGGCATTGTTGTTTGTTATATCGGTTGCTTGTTGCGTTGTAATTCCCGTTTTAAGCGTATTTGCTGCTATTTCATCAGCTTGTGTAGTAGTTATACCTACTTTAGCATTATTCGTTGTTATATCACTTGCTTGTTGCGTTGTGATACCTACCTTTGCATTATTGGTAGTAATATCTGCTGCTTGACTTGTAGTAATACCAACTTTAGCGTTGTTATTTGTAATGTCGGTTGCTTGTTGTGATGTTATTCCTACTTTCGCAGTATTTAATGCTACACTACTATTTGCACTTACTCTTGCTTCGGTATAGTATAAATTAGTTGTACCCTCGCTTATATCATCAGTATCAAGCACAACCGTACCAGTTTGACCATTAACACTATCAACTGCACCACCACCACCACCTGTAACAACTGCCCAAGCTTGTGATTGTCTTGCATATTGTTGCCCATCATTTGGTGCTTCTGGAAATGAAACCTTTGAATTATTTGCGGTAATATCATTAGCTTGACTTGTAGTTATTCCTACCTTTAATGTATTAGCAGCTATTTCGTTTGCTTGTGTTGTAGTAATACCAACCTTTGATGTGTTAACTACAATAGCATCTGCTTGTGATGTGGTTATACCAACTTTGGCAGTATTTAAAGCAACTGCACTATTTGCTTCTACCCTTGCATCTGTAAAATATAAATTTGTACCCTCACTTATATCAGTAGTTGTAAGTACAACAACACCCGTTTGTCCGTTTACACTATCTACATTACCACCCGATGGTAAACCAACTACGGTTGCATTTGTTAAATCTAAAGTACCAGTAAAACTTGCAGTTAATGTTCCTATACTTAATGTTGATGCGTTACCTAAACCATCTGTTAAATTTTTTTCTATTAAACCAATAATAGCACTATCAGATGTTTTAATTAAACCCTCATAAGTTTCAGATATTTTATTATTAAATAAAGTAGCCATACTATTTTTTATTTTTAATTTTGATCTTTTTTAAAAAGGTTTTTAATTTTTCTATGTTTGCTTTTTTTGGTTTATAAATCATAATACCCATCCATTAAAAGTTGCATCATTACTTGGATAAATGTCATCATTAACATTATTTGTATATTCGGGATATGTAGTTTGGTTAAATGCCATAAAATCTATAAATCTTCTTGAATACCATTCTGCATTTGTTCTTGATTTTTCTACTAAAAAATCTATTTCGTTTTTATCTACACTTACTGCATTTTCCGATGTATGCTTAAATACCCCACCATTTTTTATTTGGTAGGCAGCAAAAGGATAATAAGCTGCTTGTGCATACCATATTAACATCGGCACAATATAATTATCTAAAACTGTTTTCCACCTTGCATTAGCTACTGCATCAATATTAGGTATTGCAGCAGTTAAACCATCATACATATTAGTTCCAATTATTTGTTGCACATCTATTTCTTGTGCAATCTTAATAAATTGTATAAACTTATCCGTATCTACATTCCCATCAAGAATTGAATTTCTTGCTAAATCTGTTCTGTTTATAAATAAAGTTGTAGCCATTATTCTCTTGTGTTACTTGGTAAAAATCCTCTATTAGGCATATCAATTGGTCTTTTTGCAACTAATGGATTATTTTTCTCTGGTTTAAATCCTTTTCTTTTTGCTTCTGCTACACTTATAATTGGTGCAGTTGGACTTTTAACATCTATCCTTTTACTATCTATTGTAAACATATAAGTTTTTCTTGTCCAATAATGATGACAATTACCACCACCTTTGTAAAACCATATAGAATATGTAGCAGCACCTCTTGGACCCCACCCTGCATTAACAGGTTTATATCCCATTTGCAAAATATCTTCTTTTCTATATAATTTTTTAGATGCTACCATTTTTCTACAAAAATCTCGTGATACATCTTTACCACCATCAAAGGTATCTTTTAATGGTGCATATTGATACCTAACTTTAAATGCAACCTCACCTACTGCTTCATCTTGACTTGATTTACTATTTGGTCTTGATGTTCCAGTTGATACAAATTCCCACATTTTTG